AAACTCATATTGTGTCCGTGTTCCATTAGTATGGGGTTAAGTCCTGCACGTAATCCTGCTAGTGCATTCTCTGATTTGTCTTCAACCCACCAACAGTTCGTATCCTTGTATTCAGCAAGTGCTTCGTCTTTGTCGTCACCTGTGCCTAGTATGACAAACTTTTTAAATGCTGTTTTGCCAAACAGTTTACGTAAATTCATTTTACGAAGTTTGCCTGCATTGTTGTCCTCACTTAGGCTTGTAATGCAGTGGAATACGTATCCGTGTTCTTCGTGCAATCTTTTCACATAAAACATAGCATCACGCAGTGCTGGTAAAAATCCAATATGTGCCGAGTTGTTGAATATTCTAATTAGTTTTTTAACCTGTTCCTTAGAAATACCATATCGTTCTCCCATATCATAAACAAACTGATAGCCCTTTACTCTTTCAAAGCCCTGTTCGCCCATCCAAACGTTGAATGCCCATTCCCAATCTAACAGGACGCCATCTGCATCGACTAATATTACATTATCTTTCACTACTCTGTTACCTTTCTGTCTATTGAAAAATGCTTATCATCACAATCAGGCACAGCAATAAAGCCGCAGTCGTTAAACCAAAGAATATTTGATCTAATAAATCCTGTTTGCGTGTCCACAATCCTAAACCTTTAAGAATTTTTTTTGTTTTCATATTCGTATTATACAATCTACTGTTGTGTTTGTCAACCAATAGAAAAGGTGTTAGCCTGTTTTTGACTAACACCCCATTCCATGACTTTATTATTTCGCTATGCGGTGTTTTGTATGCTTCATCCCGAATAGGGAACTCTATAATAGTCTTGTTTATTTTTTGGTAGTGTTGATGAAGTCGTAGAACTTCTCAGCAGTTTCCAATACTTGGTCTACTCCTGGAATCTCAGGCATATCAACTTTGTTGATAATTTGCCCTGACTTCTCATCACGTTTGGCAGTTACTTCCCACCCTATCCATTTATTGCTATAACTAAACTCTGTAAATGACTTAGCCATATCAAGTACATTGGTACGAATCTCGTAACCATTTTTATTAAACTGTACTTTTGGAAGTGTTTCACGCACTGATTGTGCTAACTGCTCGGCACCACTTTCGATACCTTCTTTAAACGTCTTGTTCATACTGGTTCTCCTTTGTGTGTATGTGTGTTTACGTTATATTACTATAACTGTTATATTACTATAACACTCTTATTTAGTATTGTCAAGAGGTGAATAGAGGCTCTTTCGAGCCTTTATTCTTATTTGGATTTAGGTTTTGGATTAGAAAGATAATCTGCTTCTTCGTCTGTATAAGGCATCCAATTTAGTGTGTTCATAAAAGTCTCCTTACAAAATGTAATGAATATTACCAAGTAGGACTGCCCCTACCATGATAAGCATCATTATTGACATTGGGATAATTCCGTGTAAAATAAAACCTTTCATTATAATACACCTCCCCAAAACATTCCGTTTAGTGCCATTAAACAAATTAACACACCAAACATAAAAGTTAACGGTACTGCTGCATGAAAAAATTTAATAATCATTACGCTGCCTTCCCTTTCCAAGTTGCCACTGTCTTTCCTCTCATATAATGCCTTGCAGGATCATATGAAGATTTTATATCGTGCCATTTTTCTAAACGTACTATTGCTGCTGAACGTTTATTTGATAACTTTGCTTTTTCAAGCATAAGTTTTTCTGCTTCTGCGTAATGTCCTTGCGTAGCAAGTTGTGATGCTGCTCTTGCATAGCCAGCCATTTCACAAAAGTTTTTTAGTCTTTGCCAAATTAACATGTTAATATACTCCTCTGTGTGTGTTAATATCTGCGGATATGATAGTTGTCTTTGAAACCGAACGGGCCGACCTGCCTGCGATCCAGTTTCCTGATGCGTTGTTCCAGATCAAAATGGTCAACAGCAGCAGACAAATACTGCTCCTCCCAAGATTTTGATTTGAAGATTTTTTTAATAAACTTCCAGAGTTGCATTTAAGCCGCCTCCTTACGTAAGTATTTAGGTCCGTGTAGTTCTGTTAATGTTGGTGCTCTGCCGTTGTGTGTAAGCATATAGTTATATGCAAACTCCCAGTCATTGCTGTATTCTGTTTTGGCCCAAGTCAGTAGTTCAGAGCGGTAACTTTTAGTTGGCCCGCTATTCACCCAAGACATCAGACCACGTATTAAGTGGTTCATTGTTTTCTCCTTTGATGTATGGATGCTTTATGGTTAGCATGATACCCCTAGTCTTTTCTAGGCGTCAGTAGTCTTTGCTACCGTCAGTAGTCTTTGCTACCGTCATTCCCGTGATAAGGCATTGTGAAGTTGCCCCGGTCTATCCCAGTGTCTGTGTGTCGAATAGTACAGTGTCACTGCCCTATTCACGTGTATTTATATAAACGTACTTTATTATAACCCCTATTAGAGCAGAAATCAACAGTTTTTTTGTAAAGACTGTTATGCTATTTTCGCAACAGTGTGCTTAATAAATGTTGGCACCTGGTGTTAATGGTTGACAATACATATCACACCGTATATAATAATGAGCGTAAAAGGTTAAATACAGTATAGGGAAGTATATGAAAATTAAAACTAGATCAATTCTACAAGAACTCAACGCAATTGCTGACAGAAAAGACTCTGAAGCGATAATAGAATCACGTGCGGCAAATATACTTAATAGTGCAATTAACCTTATGGAACTTATACACAAAACGTATGACGAGCAAACAGCACTTGATCTAGAAAGAAGATTTATTAATAGTATTAAGGGCTCTGATGTCGCTAAATTTAATAGAGGCATACGAAAAATAACTGAGTCTAAAAGATCAAAGGACTAATAATGTCGGGCAACGAACTTTTAAATGAAGGTGGGAATATATTCAAAGATCCTGAAGGAAATCCTGCTACACAACGTATTCAAAAAAATGACATTGTACCAACCTTACAGTGGCTTGAAGGCATTATTGACTTAGAGCTCACAGATAACATGTTAGGTACTACCGGCAAAAAAGCAGACAGCGGAGACATTGATGTTGCTGTTGACACAACAAAAACAACTAAAGCAGATCTAGAAAGCAAACTAGCAGATTACGTATCAAAGAATCACGAAGGTGAAAACACTAAGATGTGGATACGAAAGTCAGGCATTTCGGTTCACTTCAAAACTCCAATCAAAGGCGATCCAGCAAATGGGTTTGTGCAAACAGACCTTATGTTTGGTGATCCTGAATGGATGAAATTTAGCCTACAGGGAAGCGGTGAGGGTAGCCCATTTAAAGGGGTACACAGACACATCTTGCTTGCCAGCATAGCGAAAACTAAAGATATGAAGTGGTCAGCAAATAATGGTTTAATGGACAGAGAAACAAACGAGTTAATAACTAAAGATCCTAACGCAATAGCAAAAACATTGTTAGGACAAACCGCAACTCCATCTACTATGGACAGCGTGGAAGGCATTATAAGTTACATTAAGAAGTTACCTAACTATGAGGAACTTGTAGCAGATGCAAGAGAAACGTTTGAAAAGGATGGATTAGAACTTCCTAAGGAAGGTCAATTAGAAAGTTTTCAGCCAGGCACAATTGGTTGGATGAGACAGATGATTGATGTTGTTAAATGAGAATAAATGAAGTACTAGATATTAGATACAGTGCATTTGACAAACCAGGAAAAATGCACACCATAGGCGATGTCTATGGTAAAAAGAATCTAAACGTTCCGCATGCAACATATGTGGACAAAACCAATAAACAAAAGAAACTAATCGGAAAGAAAAAATGAAAGGTGTATTCGGCAAGCCTTACATCTGCATGGACGACTATGTTAATGCTGCGGCACTACAAGAGTTAGTTCCGGATATAAATTATGGTCTTGCAAAAGCAAACTCTATGAAAAGATTAAACTACGGTATTGAGAATCACAACGAATACTGGAGTGCTGATAGTTTCGGTGGAGATATAAAACATGCTTTCAATTATTGGAAAGAAAAAGAAACAGATGAAAAATTATTAGCATATGGAAAAAGTCTATATGATACTAATATGGTTGAATTTCATACATGGTTAGTTTATCAGTATGATGTTTTCGAAATGCTGCACTATATGGTGCTGAGAGAATTTGATAGAGATATTAATGAAACATATTTTCCATACGATAACAAAGTTGAAAATCCTTACACATGTAAATGGACTGAAGAATCTAAGCATTTTCCAAGTCTTGTAAGTTGGGCTGAACAACTACCATTTGAAAAACTAGGACCTATAGTAATCCTACTTAAAAACGCTAATATGCAAACAGTAAGACACAATGATAAGTTTAAGTTTAATAAGATATACGATCACGAAGAACACTTTATTTGGTGCGATCCTCGTAGAAGTAATAACTTATGGATAGAAGATGAAAATCAAAACAAAATTAGTATGGAGCCTGGCTCTTGTTTTTATTGGAATAATCATGATTATCATGGTGGGTGGAAGCCTACAACTAGGGTTGATTACAGCATAAGAGTTGAAGGAGTTTTTAGTAAAGAACTTAGAGATAGGTTAAATACATTATCATGAGAGCATTTGAATTTTTAACAGAAGCAACAGTAGGTAGAGAGTTTAATCACCTTGAAGATCTAGTGTTTACTAATCCAGATGATGGAGCAAAACGTGCTGTTCAAATCATTAAAGATATGGAACAGGACAGTTCAGATGTTGCTATTAAATGGGACGGATATCCCACACTATACTGGGGACGTGATGATGATGGAACCTTTAGACTAGTTGGTAAGAACAACTGGGGTAGAGAAGAAGGCAAGTCAGGAAGTCCAGAAGAACTTAAAAAGTTTATTATGAGCAGAGGCAAGGATGAAGATTGGCGTGAAAGATTCGCTGGCGAAATGGCTGACCTTTGGCCTATATTTGAGAAAGCAACACCAGCAGACTTTAAAGGATACATTTATGCAGACTTGCTATACTATCCTGGAAAGCCATATGATGGCAGCGATGGCAGTATTAGTTTTACACCTAACCAAGTAACTTATAATGTAAGAGCAGATAGTGATCTAGGAAGACGAATTGCAAAAAGCAAAGTAGCAGTAGCAGCACATAACACTTATCAATACTTTGGTGACAAGAGTGGAACTCCTATATCAGATGTAAAACAGTTCAATGGATCATCAGAAATTATAGTACTAGGACAACAGTATGTAAGTAAAGCACCTGCTGTAAATGCTGACAACTTAGGTAATATTGAAAAGGTAGCAAATCAAGCACAAGGTAATATTTCTAAGTTCTTTGAAAAGCGTGCAGGACTAAGTGACCTAAATAATATATTCTATACCTACATAAATCAAATGAGCCGTGCTAAGAAACTAGAAGACTTGAATGTAAACAGTTTCCTCAATTGGCTTCAAAATTCAAAGGTATCTGCTAACAAACAAGACAAGATACTAAATATTGCTAAGGAACAGGAACAAGTAATGAAAGATATCTTTTATCTTGTAACTGAACTAATGAAAGCCAAGAACGAGATCATTGATGAACTTGATAAGGCTGAAGGTGATGTAGTTTCCACTACAGGCGGCAAGCCAGGCGGAGAAGGCTATGTTAAAAACAAAGACAAGGTTAAACTAGTACCAAGAGACCGTTGGACACCTTTTAAAAGCGATTAGTCCGTCAAAAACTCCTAAAAAAACACCATAACTCCTGAAAAAACCCTTTTTGGATAAATACTTGTGCTAATAAAAATAGCGACCCTGGAGAAGGGTTAACATTATCAGAGGAGAAAATATAATGGCTGATTTATCAAACGGAAGTTCAGTCTTCCAAACTTACAACAACGCAGGTACAGGTGTTACTGAACTAGGTGACAACAAAAGAGCAGAATCTGGACAAGGTATTGCTGGACGTACTAGAATCATTAACCTTGCTAAAAGTAACATGACACAAGCAGAACTTGATGCTGCTTTGTTATACCTTGCAGCAGGTGATGTTGCTGGTACTAACGATGCACACGTAGTAGTTGGTGTTCAACCTTTAACTGAGTCAGGTGTGTTCACAAGTGGAACTACTGACAACGTTCAAGTTGCAATCCAAGGAACAGGCGCATTTACTGCTGCTTCAAACTTTGGTACAGGTACAACTGGTGTAACAAGTTCATTACTTGCTGAATTCTCAGGAATATCTGGCTAATAGTAAGTTTTAACTTTACTTAAAGGAAAGGGTGTCAATTCGTTGGCACCCTTTTTTTATGACCACTAAATACTGTCACTATGCCAAGTTACACAATTAAAACAATAATTGACATTACACGCTCTAGTCCCGACAGAGCAGATCCTGATCAAATTAAACAAGGCCAACAAAACAATTTTAATACGTTGGTCCAAGGCATAGGCATGAGAGCAAATACTCAATGGCCAAAAGATCCTATCCGAACAGTATCTAACAACATTGCCTATTGGCATTGGAAATTTGAAGTTGAACGTGAAGATACTTTTACTAAAGGAGATGATCCTGTTGGCTTATTGAAACAAGACTTGCACGGCATTCCAATTATAAAAAATCTAACAGAAACAGAAACACTATCCAAAGCATGTTTTATGACTCTTAACGGAGATCAAAACATCTGGATTGAAGAATCTTAAAGATATACTGGTAGTATTATCGTTGGCCATCTAGGAGTAAATATTAGTATGAACAAAAGACATTACAATATAATAATGATGAGCACTATCTTTTTTATGATATTTGGCTTTCTATTATCACTATGGGGATTACACATAGAAGCACATAACCTAGTTTATGTGGGCGTAAGCATTATGGCTGGTGTGTGTGCTGTATGGTGGTTCTGGGTTATGTTTGTAATTAAGGATATGTTTGAAAGGGTCGAAAAGGCAGCAGATAAAATGGTTGAAGTTAAGGTTGAATTAGGCGGTATAAAAGGACTTATTAGGAAACTATTTGAACGCAATAATGATAAATAAACATATAGGCAATTACATTTAATTACATTTAGGCTATCTTAAAAACACATTAGGCCAACTAACAAGTTTACTAATTGTCCCTAGAGAGGGGATTTGTTTTGGAGAACAAAAGATGGCAAAAAGCCAAACAACAAGTTTAGAAAGAGAAAGTTTAGAAGCACACGTTGACCTGTGCGCTCTTCGTTACGAGCAGTTAGACACACGTATGAATAACCTAGAAGTTAAGGTTGCTCACATTCATAAAGATATTACAGAAGGACAAAAAGGATTAACAAAAGTTATTATAGGTACTACAGGTACTGTGATTGCAGCAGTTCTTTCAATAGTAGTTACAATTCTACTCAAGATGTAACACTCACAAGTATAGAAAGAGTAAATATTGGCCTAAGGGCCTTTTTTTATGAATGAAGTATCAAAACGTTTTGAACAACTAGTTAACTCCGTCTATAAGAAATTTATAGATAACGGAATACATCTGCCAACCCGAACAGCAGAAGGAATTCTAGTAGGAAACGTACTCATAAAGAGTGCTGGCCCACTAAAAGATATAGTAGTTGACGGAGTAGTTAAGTTTAACGAAATATCACTTAATTGCGTTGCAATTAAGATAGCAAACAATCTAGCAAGTGGAAAAAATGAAAGCCTTACTACCCAATTATTCGCAATTGATAGAGAATATAGCAAATATTTTTTAGATAGCAAATTTCATTTGGATAACTACCATAAAGCGGTAAATAACAATAACGAAGCAAGAGCAGAGATTTTGTGGACAAGATACGACATAGCAAAAGAAAAAGCACTATATGCTAAGTCGAGAGCAGAACTTTTGACAGGCTTTTGAATAAATATATTATAACATCTGGGAAGAGAGCAATGAAAACACAAGACCTATTTAAAACTAAAGCAGCAAAGGTGAATGAATCAATTCACAAGGCTTTTGGCAAGAAAATTGATTTTTCTACGTTTGATGCCGCAAAATTAGAAGATGCACGGAACAAACTTAGAACACAATTACATCAAGCAAGAAGTACATCTGAGTTTAATGAAAACTTAGAAAGCGATACATATCACGAAGCACAATGGATGCTTGATGCAATTAACAAAGAGCTAGAAGAAAGAGAAGAAGTTGCTATTAAAGGTCTTGAAATAGCAGAAGAAACACCAGATAACTCCGGAGAAGAAATGGAAACTAAAGTCACAGAAGGTGAAATCCAACAAGCCAGTGCTATTGTTACAGCAAAAACTATGGTTGACAGATTGAGCCGTTTCATTGAAGAGATTTCTTCAATGGAAAACGAAACATTACTACAATTAGGCGATTCAATTAGAGATGAAATTGGTCAAGCAGAATCAAAGACATTCATCGAATCAAGTGCTCCAGCAATTCAAGCAGCACTAGAAAATTTAAAAACTACACGTGAAACACTATCAAGCGCAGTTGGCGTTTTAGCAGGCGATGAAACTTCAAGCGATATGCTTGGCGCTGAACCTGAAGAAGGTGGCGAAACTGACATGGCTGAACCAGCAGCAGCAGAAGCACCAGCAGAAGCACCAACAGATGATTTTGCAACAGCAGAACCAGCAGCAGGCGGAATGGAAACAGCCGGTAGAGAAGCACGCGAATCAATTAATTACGAGTCACGTTTATTAAAAACACTGGCAGGTTAATATGAAACTGTCGGAGTTCTATCTAGACAAAGAACTAACAGATGCTCTTCCTGCAGCAGGAATGGGAGCAGCACCTACACCAGCAGCACCAGCAGTTCCAGGACAAGCACCTGCTACTGATCCACAAGCGCAAGCCAAGATGATGGCACAGCAAGCACTTGACATGCAGAATAGAAAGAAAGAATTGCAAGATGCTATCAAAGCCAAACAACAAGAAATCATGGATTTACAAAAACAACTAGCGAGCATTAAGTAATGAGATTTACCGAGTTTGCTCCTGACATGATGATTGATAGATATATCATTGTATTAAAAAATCTTATAGGCAGAGCATCTGCTAAGAAAGTACCTGCTAAGATGAATTGGGCAGGGCTTAATAAAATACTTAAATCCAACGATGCGTCACTAATGGCAGATTATGAAATGTTCAAAGCGATGTACGATGGTTCACCAGCAATCCAAAATCTAGTTAAGAACTTTAACGCAGATGGAATTGAATTGAATGTTCCCGGAGCACAAGACGATGAGACTCCAGCAGACGGAGCAACAGACGCACAAGCAGCAGTAGATGCTACAGCGGCAAGTGCAGCACCACAGCAATTAGCCCAACAATAACACCACTCTTAACATTTTATTTTTTACTGTATAATATATACAGTATGACCAAACAAATGAAAATTAGAAATGCATTAGCAATGGGAATGACAAAGTTTTTTAGATTCTTTGCAGATACATTTTTTGCTAAAAGATATGGACACAGAGCAGTTGTACTAGAAACAGTAGCAGGTGTGCCTGGTATGGTTGCAGGCATGTGGTTGCATTTTAAAAGTTTGCGTAAAATGAAAACAGGTTTTGGTCCTGACATTAGAGAAATGTTAGCAGAAGCAGAAAATGAGAGAATGCATTTAATGTTTTTTATTGCAATTGCTAAGCCTAACTTTTTTGAAAGACTATTAGTTGTGTTAGCACAAATTATCTTTATGGTTTTTTATTTTATAATCTATGTTATCAGTTATAGGCTTGCACATAGAATGATTGCATACTTTGAAGAAGAAGCAGTTAGGAGTTATACAGACTATCTAGCAATGGTAGAGAATGGAGAAGTAGAAAATGTTCCTGCTCCACAACTAGCAATTGATTATTATAAAATGAAAAAGAATGCTCGACTATCAGATTTAATTAAATACGTAAGAGCAGATGAAGAACATCACAGTAAGGTAAATCATAAGTATGCAGATGCAGAATAATAATTTAAAATTCTTGGGAATACAGATGGACTGCACTTCTGATAGTATTAAGAATGCTAACCATATTGCTAAGTCTCTTTATGATAATCCTGAGTGTGATTACGCAATCACTCCAGAATGTGCGCTTAGTGGTTATGGAAAAAATTGTACAAATGAGTCAAGCGATGAAGCATTAGATGAAGCATTGGAGATTGTGCTAAATGCATCGAGAGAAACACAAACAGGTTTATTCCTAGGCACAATGGCAAAAGACGGAGAAGACTTATATAATGATTGTTTAATTATAAACAACCAAGGAAAGATTGTAAATCATCAACCAAAAAGCCAAATTATACCTTACGATACAGAATTAGGGTGTAAACCTGCACCAACTACTAATCCTATTCAACTTCCTGATCATCCCGGTGTTTCTGCCGGTGTTATGGTATGCAATGATTTTTGGGGAGGACCAATCGGTGGAATGACTTGCCTTCCACAACAATATTGTAAAGAGGGTGAAGTGAATATCCTAATACACTGCACGAATGGTGCCCGTGGCAATGGTGAGTTGATTGATCAGATTAATTGGGATTGGCATAATGCTTGGTTACAACAGATAAGCAGTATCTTTAGGATTGTGGTTATCAGTGTTGACAGCAGTTGTCATATGAAAGGAGAACCTTATAATGGAAGAACTTCATCTCCTAGCGGATGCTGGGTTGCGGGTGAAAAGATAGCAGGCGTATCTGAAATTGGACAGCACAACTTCACAGTTACGTTACCTATGGAAAAGATGTATCCTTGGGGGAATTTAATTGCCAATCATACTTGACAAACAAACAAAATGATAGTACTATATACAGTATGACTCATGAACCCAAAGCCGATCTACTGCCACTATTTTCTCAGCCAATCTGTGTTACAGAATTGCCGATTACAGAAGAAGTAGCAAAACACATAAGAAACTTAGAGTATTATGAAATGGAGTCAAGCGTTGGCTGGCTCTCCGAAGATACTCTAGTATTAGATAATCCTGTTATGGCTGGTTTCAAATCCAACCTGGTAAACATTATTCAAGGTTATGCACATGCTATGTTACAAATACAAGACGACATAGACTTTTACATAACCAACAGTTGGGTAACAGTACACAAACAGGGTGATTTTGCACCTGCACACAATCATGATAACAGTTTGCTATCTGGAACTTGTTATGTTAATATTCCAGACGACGATGAAAGTATGTTTGAAATATATGCTCCGCAAGCACATAATCTTTTTGGTTTCTTAAAACCAAAGTATAAAGAATGGAATATTTTTAACAGCAAAAATTGGTCAGCAAAACCAAATACAGGAACAACAATACTTTTTCCTTCCTACCTAGAACATGGAACTACTCCTATGACATCTAACACAGACAAGCGTTACTGTTTAGCATTTAATGTGTTTGCACACGGAGATTTTCATGATTCATGGATGAAAGATAAAGCACCAATCAATAGGTTAGTATTATAAAAATGAATAACGAAAACCCAACTCCACCACCATTTGTTGAAAGATACAAATATAACGATCTAAAGCAAATCAACGATAAAGTTACACGTAAGCGTGTATATCTTACACCCGACGGTGAAAAACTTCCGAGTGTTACAACAATCCTTAGTTCAACTAAAGATATGACTCACCTTATTGAATGGCGCAAACGAGTTGGCGAAGAAAATGCTAGACGTATTACTACAGAAGCCGCTGGAATAGGTACAGCAATGCACGGTAACTTAGAAAGATTCTTAGTTGGCATGCAAAGACAACCAGGTAGTAACCCTGTACACGTACAAGCGAACAAGATGGCTGATGTGATTATTGAGAACGGACTTAAAGATGTTGACGAAGTATGGGCAATGGAGCAAAGTTTATACTTTCCAGGGCTATATTCAGGTACAACAGACTTATGTGGTGTTTATAAGGGCAAACCTGCTATAATGGACCACAAACAAACTAATAAGCCTAAGAAAGCAGAATGGGTAGAAGATTACTATTTGCAACTTGTAGCATATGCACTGGCACATAACGAAGTATATGGCACAGATATTAAGACAGGCGTTATCTTTATGTGCAGTAGAGCCTTTCAATACCAGCAATTTGAGGTAACAGAGGACACTTTTTCAAAGTACCAGGATATGTGGCTTAATAAAGTAGAAGAGTATTACAACTCAGTCTGATAAATACTAATAACAATTTAGGAGTTATTAAGTGGCTGTTGTTCAAATAAGCAAAATCCAGATCCGTAGAGGTCAAAAAAATTCAAGCAGTGGTGTTCCGCAGTTAAGTTCTGCTGAACTTGCGTGGGCAGTAGATACACAAGAATTATACATTGGTAACGGTTCAGTACAAGAAGGTGCTCCGTATGTAGGTAATACTAAAGTAATTACTGAGCATGACAATATACTTGAACTTGCTAATAGTTACAGATTTTCGTCAGACGATCCTTCAATTACACTATCACAACCAAGAACACTATTAGGTAAGGTAGATGAAATAGAAGTATCTGTAATAGATTATGGTGCAGTTCCAGATGGTTCTACATCTGCTAATAAAGCATTTGAAAATGCATTTACAGAATTATTTAGAAATACTGACAATACATATAAAAAAGTTTTAAAAGTACCTAATGGAGAATACTTATTTACTGCTGACTTAGAAGTACCAAGTAATGTAATAATGCGTGGTGAAACACAGTCAGGCGCAAAACTTAAAATAGACACAACAAATATTAAATTTATTACATCTGCAGGAACAGGACTTGTTAGTTTTACAAGTAGTGACAGACCAGAAAATATTGTAATTGAAAATTTAACTATTGAAAGGTCAAGTGGACAAACTGTTATATCAGGTTTAAAAAATTCAACTTTTAAAAATGTTACTTGGAAAGGCGAATACTTATTAAGTACTCCTTCAACAAGCATTAACTTATCTACAATAGATAGTGCAGTGTTTTGGACAAACTCAACAGCAGGTATCAAAGTTGACGACATTAAATTTAAGGACTGTTTATTTGAAAGCAATGCTTTAAGTGTTAAGTGTAGCCAATCAATTGTAACTGATACTAAAGTTGACTTCCATGATTGTAAATTCTTTATTAACGATACATCAATTAATGTAATTGGTGTTAGTGGGCAAGCAAACAACTGGCAAATTAAAGATTGTGAATTCCAAGAAGTAAGTAGATATGTGTTTACAAGTAACTGGGGTTCAGGAACTAAATTTACAGGATCTACATTTACAAACTGTGGTAACAGTACTAACACAGCAGCCAACCCTGTTTGGCCAATGATATCGTTTGGTGAGAGTACTGACAACATTGTACACAATTGTTTTTCTAACAGACAACAAAATGCAGGTATTGTAAGTTCAGAAACAGTCACAGGTATAGCAGAGGTTGTAAATTCAGACTTTACACAAATTACAAATAGAAATAATTCACAGATATTTTTATCTAACAGTTTTAGACCAGTAGCGGTCTTTGGCGCATTAAACAATTTTATATCCTTAAACTACATTTTAAGATTAGGTGTTCATGTAAGATACGGAAAACTGGTTATGACAGTTGGCGACGGCTTACAGAAGATTAGTTTTACAGATGAGTATCAGTATTCAGACCTTGGAACAACTTCTGAGGGCGGCAAAATTATGAGTAACTTCCAGTTTGATGTAGAGTTAAGGGACAATGACACAGACAGTGGCGTAGAAACAATTGTATTGTACTATAAAAATCCTTTGACAACAGGACAAACAGGCAATATATCTTTTGATGTTTCCTACGGTGTATAATTTTACGCTTTTGAACGCTTTTTCTATTGCGTTCTTGAACATTTTCTGTTACAATAAAGACTAATTTAAAGCACATGAAGAAAAGGTATCTTCGTTTGTTCTGTAATATGGGTGGGTAAAACCAATCCTGATAAATACCCTTATACAAATAATTAAGGAATAGAGGCAAGAAAAAAGATGACAAAAGAGATTTACATCACGAAGCGTTCCGGCTCCAAGGAAAAACTAGATTTAGATAAGATGCATTTTGTAGTTGAGGAGGCTTGTAATGGTCTTTCTGGTGTAAGTGCAAGTCAAATTGAAATGAATGCTGACTTACAGTTTTACGACGGTATGTCATCAGAAGAAATTCAAAATATATTAATAAGAAGTGCTAATGATCTTATATCATTAGAAGCACCTAACTATCAATACGCAGCAGCAAGATTGTTGTTGTATACTTTACAGAAAAAAGTGTACGGAAGATATGAACATCACTCATTAACAGAAATTATTGATGCTAATATCGATCGAAGTGTTTATGATTCTGCTATTAGAGAAAAATATACAGACACTGAACTTAAAAAATTAAACACATACATCAAACACGATCGTAACGAAGAATTTACATACGCTGGATTACGTCAAGTTGTAGATAAGTACTTGTGTCAGGATAGAAGTAACGGCGATATTTTTGAAACGCCACAGCATATGTATATGATGATTGCTGCAACTTTATTTGCTGAATATCCTAAGGAGACACGTTTATCATACGTGAAAAAATATTACGATGCGACCAGTCTTTTTAAAATCAACATACCAACACCTGTCATGGCAGGAGTGCGTACTCCTATTCGTCAGTTTGCCAGTTGTGTTCTTGTTGATGTGGATGATACTCTTCCTAGTATCTTTAGCTCTAATAGCGCAATCGGTTACTACATTGCTCAAAGGGCAGGAATTGGGATTAACTCAGGAAGAACAAGAGCAATCAATTCAAAAATACGAGGTGGAGAAGTAGCCCATACAGGCGTTGTCCCATTTTTAAAAGTTTACGAAAGCACAGTAAGAAGTTGTACACAAAATGGTGTACGTGGTGGTAGTGCAACTACACACTTTCCTATTTGGCATTATGAGATTGAAGATATTCTTGTACTTAAAAATAACAAAGGTACTGAAGACAATCGTGTACGTAAATTAGATTATTCAATTCAAATCAATAAAGTATTTTACGAAAGGCTATTGGCTGATAAAGACATAACTCTTTTCTCGCCACATGATGTCCCAGAAGTGTATGATGCATTTTACTCAGGCGACAACGATAAGTTTCAAGAAGTATACGAGGCAGCAGAAAGAAAAACATCTCTTAGAAAGAAAAAAATTAAAGCAAGAGATCTTTTCGGTGACTTATTAAAAGAACGTGCTGAAACAGGACGTATCTATATTATGAATGTTGATCACTGTAACTCACACAGTTCATTTAAAGATCCAATCTTTATGAGTAACTTGTGTCAAGAAATTACATTACCAACTAAACCTATTCAACACATTGATGATGAAGAAGGTGAAATTGCTCTTTGTATTCTTTCTGCTATTAACGTAGGTTTAATTAACCAACTAGAAGAATTAGAAAACTTATGTGATCTTGCAGTGAGAGCATTAGAAGAAATTATTGACTATCAAGGTTATCCTGTTAAGGCCGCTGAACTAAGCACTAAATCAAGACGTTCACTTGGTATTGGTTATATTGGACTTGCACACTATCTTGCAAAAAACAAAGTAAAATACAGCGACAAAGAAGCGTGGAAACTAGTACACAAACTTTCAGAAGCATTCCAATACTATCTACTTGTTGCAAGTAATGACCTTGCTCAAGAACGTGGTGCGTGTAAAGGATTCAGTCGTACTAAATATGCGGATGGTATTCTACCTATTGACACATATAAGAAAGATGTTGATGATGTTATTAAGGAGAAGTTACAGTATGATTGGTCTGCTCTACGCAAAGACATCAAACAACACGGCTTACGGCACAGCACATTGTCCGCACAGATGCCATCAGAGAGCAGTTCCGTTGTGTCAAACGCTACTAATGGAATTGAACCGCCTAGAGGATTCTTGTCCGTTAAGAAAAGCAAAAAAGGGCCTCTTAAACAGGTTGTTCCACAGTATACTACATTAAAGAATTTTTATACTTTGCTTTGGGATATGCCAAGCAATGATGGGTATATCAATATTGTTGCTGCTATGCAGAAGTTTTACGATCAAGCAATTAGCGGTAACTGGAGTTATAATCCAACACACTTTGAGAACAATGAAGTACCTCTAAGTGTTATGATGAAAGACATGTTAACGACCTACAAGATGGGTTGGAAAACATCATACTATCAAAACACCTATGACTTCAAAGGTGATGATGAAAATGTTCAACCTGCTGGTTTGGAAGAAACCGTAGTTGACACACAAGTAAATGGTGTTAAAATGAACGGCACTATTAACGGCCATAACGGCAACGTTAACGGTCATGTAAACGGCAAAGAAACTATTACGGCAGATGTCGATGATGGCGAAGAATGCGAAGCATGTAACATATAATAAAGTGTATGACAACAAAGAGAGAGAGACAGACATTGGCTAAAACAGTATTCAACAAAAAGAAAGTAGACTTTACTAAGGAATTTATGTTCTTTGGAGAAGACGGTAATACACAACGTTATGACGTATTTCGTTATCCGGAGTATGACAAACTTAATCAAACTATGTTAGGTTATTTTTGGAGACCTGAAGAAGTTTCTTTACAGAAAGACAGATCAGACTATCAAGACTTTCGTGAAGAAGAAAAACATATTTTTACTAGTAACTTAAAATATCAAACACTATTAGATAGTGTACAGGGACGTGGACCTTGTCTTGCTTTCTTACCATACTGTTCTAATCCTGAATTAGAAAGTTGTATTGTGGCTTGGGACTTTCAAGAAACAATTCACAGTCGTTCATATACACATATTGTAAAAAATGTTTATGCAAATCCTAGCGAAGTATTTGATACTATCTTAGAAGACAAAGAAATTCTTGCTAGAGCAGAAAGTGTTACTAAAGAATACGATAAATTTAATGAGATTGCAGACAATTGGTTCCATCACAAGAAGGGCAATATGTATGAAGTCAAGAAGCAATTATACAAAGCAATGATGACTGTAAACATTTTAGAAGGTTTACGTTTTTATGTTTCGTTTGCATGTACATTTGCATTTGGCGAGCTAAAGAAGATGGAAGGATCTGCAAAGGTTATTTCATTGATTGCACGTGATGAAGCAACACATTTGAATTTGTCTACACACATTTTAAAGCATTGGATGAAAGGTGATGATGATCCAGATTTTGTTAAGATTGCTAAAGAGTGTGAAGAAGAAGTTTATGAAATGTGGCGTGAGTGTGTTGAAGAAGAAAAGCGTTGGGCAGATTATCTTTTTGCAAAAGGATCAATTGTAGGACTTAATGCAAATCTACTACATTCATATGTAGAGTTCATTGCTAATAAGAGATTAAAAGCACTAGGACTTAAAACAATCTACGATCGTCCATTAAATACTAATCCTTTACCGTGGACACAGCACTGGCTATCTAGCTCAGGCTTGCAAGTTGCTCCACAAGAAACAGAAGTAGAAAGTTATATCGTTGGGGGTGTTAAACAAGATGTTGAGAAAGATACCTTCAAAGGTTTCGAACTTTAGATAAGTATTAGTATGTTCAAAGCTCAATTTAAAAAACATTCGCCATACGAATCATGGATAACAATTGGATCATACGGTTCAGAAGCACAGGCTATCTCTGCTGCTTTAGGAAAGAAAAGACAAAATGTTATTATGGTAAGAGTTACTGATAAAAAAGGCTCAGTAATTTATTCTGGTTAATGTATGAGATATTTTTTAATACAGTTGATAGATTGGAAAATTGCACTTCTGCAGAAATTCAGATTGTTTGTAACAGGCGAATCTAAATACATATATACAGATAAGCAACAACAACAATTTTTAAAGAAATGGATGATGAAAGAATGATTGAGATATACGGAAAACCAAGTTGTCCTTTTTGTGTTAAAGCAGTAAACTTATGCAAAACACGTCAACTCGAACACACATATAAATCACTAGGAACAGATTACTCAAGAGAAGAATTACTTGAATGGTTTCCAGGTGCAAGAACAGTGCCGCAAATTAAAATTAATGGTAAGACAATTGGCGGTTATAATGAATTTGAAAAGTATCTAGATGAAACAGGATACAACGGAACAGGACACACTATATGATAATTGAAACACCTTACAAAGTAGGAGACACAGTCTCTATTAAACTTACATCAGGCGAAGAAGTTGTTGCAAGATACAAAGAAGATAAAAACAATGCTATGGTATTGTCTAAACCTTTAATGGTTACAGCAACACAAAAAGGCTTAGGTCTAGCACCATTTATGTTTACTATTGGTACTGACGCTACAGTGTCAATAGATAATAGCAAAGTAGTTTGTGTTGTAAAAACACAAGACGACATGTCTAAACAATATATTACAAGTACAACAGGAATAGCAACATAATGCCGTTGGTAGCACGAGGAAATGGTGTAGACGTAGTAAACACAGGACACCCTGTGTGCGTTGCTCCTGGACAAATTGCTACACTTTCAGGCAGTTCAAATGTGTTTGTTCACAATGAACCAATTCATAGAAAAACTGATACAAATACTCCACACACTCACTGTCCGCCTGTTTACAGTACAAATATTGTAACACATTCACCTAATGTGTTTGCTAACAATTTAGAAGTTGCTAGATTAAATGACACTTATGATTGTTCAGCCTTTGTAGAAGTAGTTACACAGCCAGATGTTTTTGCCAATTCATAAATTTGTACTTTCATTTATAGATAACTACTTTTACAATAATAAAGGTAATAGATTTATGAATAAAATAAAAAAATACATATGGATGGGAATTGGAT